TTTTAGTAGTTTCTTCATTCTTATTTTCCTCTTTTTCAGTTGGGTTTTCTGGTGTAGGATCTAAAGGTATTTCTTCTAATGTAGATCTTTGATTGCTTTCCCCTACTATCTTATAAGTAGCATTAACAGTTGGTGGAAATTGATTTTCTGTATCAGGTGTTCTTGCATAAAACACATCTTCATAAAGTATATCTGCATTTATCCACGTTTTCTTTTTCCATTTCTTTACAACACTCATTTCCTTAACTCCTTTATCTTTTCAATTTCTAATTCACAGTAATGAATTACTTTTTCTAAATCTTGTATTTCTGTACCTTTAAATAAATATCTACAAATATATTTAACAACACAACCTTGAAAGAAAGACAGGTTATTTTTTGAAATAAACTCATAAGGTTGTATGATAAACTTTTGATAATGAGATCCACCTACTTGTCTATCTTTAGGGAAAGCTTCATCAAACATTTTTTTATTTGGCATTACCACTCCATAGTTTAGGTTCTTTCTTTTTAAAATCGTAATCAGTATTTCTTAAAATACGAGCTACACGAGCTTGTGTTAAAGCATCTTCTTCAGTTAAACCTTGTTCTACAAAACAAGACTTAACGACTTTCCATAAGTTCTTTTTCTTTAAGAATGTTTTTTTAGTTTTAACATCTCCGTAAGTTGGTGCTCCTTTATAATTATCTACAGGATCTCCAACTAATATTTGATAATAAAAATTATAATCAGCCTGTTTTTGTGTAACACCATAAAACTCTTTTAGTTTAGGATTGTAATGTAATCCTGCTATTTGATTTAAGTCTTTATCAATACTACAAATAATCTTATTACCTTTAATAACATCGGCTGTTCCTAATATTCCAAGTATATCGTCAGCTTCTAATTTAGGTCTGATATAACCATTAAACTTTTTATAAATATAATCTCTACAAAACTTTAAAGTAATAGGCTTTCTTTGTTTAGTTCTGTTTAATTTATAATCTGGAAATATCTCTTTTCTAAAATTATCTTTATCACTCAATGCTGATATATATTCTTTACATTGAGTATCATGTATTAAAGTTTGGTAAGCGTCTTCAATTTTTCTAATACAATCTTTTTCATCAGAATGTAATGTCCATATAGCTTCATCATCGTCTCCCCATCTAATAGGTTCTTCACTTGAGAACGCAACTTGATAAGCAATAACATCAGCGTCTATTAATAATGTACTCATTATCCGTTTCCTTTAGGTTTTATAGTGTTAAGATTTACGTGAATGACGTTTCCGTCACGGTTTTTAATTTTCTTTCTAAAATCATTTTCATTAAAGTCTTTTTCAACAGCTTCAACTAAAGGTAAAGTCCCTAGTAAAGCACCATGATTTTCTACTGTTTTTAAAAAACCAGACAATATAGATCCTACTTGGACAGCGGGACTACTAAGCATATCTTCTGGTGTTTCCGTATCGCTAAACTTTTCAAAAATACTAAATTCTATTTTATCTTTGTTATCCTCTTTATCGTGTAAAACTATAATAACCTGCATTTTATTTCCTTTAATTTTCCCCACCAAGCATCTGCGATTTTATATAAATCTGTTGGTGTTTTAGTGTTTCCTTTTTTTGTGTTACATGAATGACAAATGATCCATATATTTTCTTTCTCGTAACCTTTTGTTGTGTCTAATCTATCTACTGACGGAGAGTTTTCTTGATTGCCTTGTGGTACCATTACATTTTGACAACACGGACAATGACTAGGTGTTATTAAAATAAGTTCATCAATTGTTAATCCACAATCGTGTCCCTGTCGTATTCTTTGATTGCATAAAGCGTTTGATGCCCACTTTCTCCAATTCTTATTAGTGGGTTTCAGCCCAGTTTTTACCGACACGGTATTCTGCTCCTAGTGGTACCCTAAGATTAAAATGCTCCCCTGCCTCTTTAATACTTTCTACCGCTAGCTTACCCACGTCTTCTGCAATATCTGGTTTTGCTTCTATTTGAAATTCATCATGTATGTTTGCTATAACAAATGCGTCTACATCTTTTAGTTTACTCCAAAGAATAATTAATGCTTTCTTCATTATGATTGCCGCACAACTTTGGTTCAAAGCATTTAACGCTGAGTGTTGTGATCTAATAGTTAATATTCTTTTATCAATAGCTTTAATATATCCAACACCTTCTAACTTATCTATGATGTCATGTTTAAGTTCTTGTAAGAAAGGTAATACTCTATTAAATTTATCTAATACAATTTTTGCTTGACCCATATCACAATCTAGTATTTCAGAAACTCTACGAGAACTTGCTCCATAAAGTACCGCATAAAGTATTGTCTTCGCTAGTGATCTTTTTTCTAAACCTAAGTTCTTTTGGTTGTAGGTATGTATGTCACCATTAAGAATAAGATCTACATATTCTTTTCCACCTGTGTAGTTATAGATATAGTGACCTAAACTTCTTGCTTCAATTCCACTTGCGTCTGCACCTACCATTACATAACCTGTCGATGGTATAAATAATTCTCTACACTCTTTACCATACGGTGAGTTAATACTTGGTACTTGTTGTAAGTTTGGACTACGACAAGACATTCTTCCTGTTGTAATGTTAGTAATATAACTGCTATGTATACGACCTTTCTTAACAACTTTTAACCATGCGTTTTTACCATCACTTAACATTCCTAATCTTTTTTCAATTAGTAAATATTCATTAAGTTCTTTAGCTTCTGGATAATCTAGATGTCCTAAAACTTCTTCATCAACAATTGGTAAACCTGTTTCAGAAAACTTTTTAGGTTTCCAATTTCTTAATTCCATAAGTCTATTAGATATTTGTTGTCTACTAGATGGATTAAACTTCATTGTTTTAGATTTTCTAATAGCAATACCTTTTTTATATCCAAGTTTTTTATTATTAACTTTAGGAATAAACTCTCCTAAATCTACTTGCCAATCTGGTATTCTATTTTCTAAACTTAATTTAAGATCATGTGTTCTACCTAAAAGTTTTGCATGAAGGTCTTGTGCTTTAGCTACATCAAAACCAAATCCTTTGTCTTCTTGTAGTTTAAGTATGTTTGCTATTTCATGTTCTAACTCTACACTTTCTTGACTAAAACCTTTTTCAATTAATTTAGTATAAAGTAAAGAAGTTAGCTTTACATCTTGAACACAGTAATCAAGCATATCTTGATTAAAGTTTTCAAAGTCGTTAACTTCTGCATAATCTCCTTTGTAAAACCTAAGTCTTTGTCCCCAAGCTTTTAAACTATGTCTTCCTACTACGGACTTATCAATGTGATTGTTAGCTAACAATTTAAAGTCTACGCTATTCGCAATGTCAGGGTAGATAAGGCGACTTAAACATAGAGTGTCGTGGACTAACTCGGGGTTATGAGAGTAGTTATATAAACGCTTAAGCACAGGGAGGTCATACTTTATTACGTTGTGTCCCACGATTAAGTTGTCAGCTAACAGATCAATACCTTTCGGTATATCTCGTCCGATGAACGAAATTTCTTTTCCTTCTTTTTGTAAAACAAGACAATGGACTTTTGTTGGATTAAATCCGTCTGTTTCTATATCAAAAATTATTGGTGTCATATTCTTGTAACCTTCCTGTTTCCGAGTTGTATTGTAGTGTAGTTGCAACACCTGTAATTCCTGCAAATCTATTTTTTAATATTCTTACAGTTGTCTTTTTAGAATCTTCAACATCTGAAACTGACCTTTCACAGCCAATACAAATATCAGTTAGTTGGCCAATTGAACCCGACCCCCTAAGTTGTCCTAATGATGTTTGTAATCCATCTGTATGATCTTTATTTCCTTCGGGTCTTTTTAAATGACTCACCAAGATCACACCAATGTTTAATTGTTCTGTTAATCCTCTAAGTCTAGTCATTAACAAATCAATTGTTTTTCTTTCATCGTTAGATTCTAAACCACTAACAATAATCGATATGTGATCTATAAATAAATATTCTATATCTAATGCTTTTGCGAAATATTTTATTTTATTAATTATTGTATCTTGCTCAACAGATCCCCAATGATCATATAAAAATACATTACCATTACCTATAGTTTCTTTATAAGCAATTTCTAATTCTGTTTCTGAAACATTTGATCTATCAATATGAATAGGTTTATTAAGATGTAATCCAATTATACCCTCACAAGTTCTTTTTAAACTTTCTTCAAGAGATATGATTCCTATACGCTTTCCTTTTTTAATTAAATCGTAAGCAATCTCTTTAGTCATTAACGACTTACCAATTCCACTACCACCACATACAGTAACGATTTCTCTTTTTCTAATACCAAAAAGTTTTTTATTAAGACCCTCGTAAGGATAAAAAGCTGTAGCCTTTTCATCTTCTTGTTTAATAACTTCCCAAAGTTCTTCGCCTGCTACTACACCATCTGGTCTATGAGTTTTTGCTTCCCACATAGCTTTAATTACATCTGCACCTAATCCGTTAACTAACATTTCGTTAACATCTTTTAGTTCAAAGTTTGCAATCTTAGCTTTACCTATAGTTAAAAGTTCAGCACATTTTTTAGCGGCCTCTTGGCCTGCATCGTCTTGGTCAAAGAAAAATATTACCTGTTCATAGTTTTCGATCCATTCGAGTTGCTTCTTTAACGACTTAACCGCTCCGTTAACACCATTAGGTATTCCACACACAGGATATTTGTGATTAAATAATTGAGAAAGTGAAAGACTGTCTATCTCGCCCTCACAAATACACAAAATCTTACCTTTAGTACCCCATAAATTTTGACCGTACAAAGTAGCTTGGTTTATATCTCCTTTTGTCTTAAATTCTTTATTAGCAAATCTAAGTTTTTGAAATATAGGTTTCTTTGTTTTATCGTAATATGTAGCGACTTGAACAGGTTTACCGTCTACTTCGGTGAGTTTGTAATTCCATTTTTTACAAGTTTCTAATGATAACTTACGTTTAGTTAAAGCAGTTGCTTGACCTTGCAGTAAATCACTAAAATACACATCTTTAGATACATCGCTATTACTTGTAGGATTGCTATTAGGGTAGATAGTAGTATTACAGACAAAACAATGAGTGTGTTCATCAGAATACAAAGCCATTCCATCACTTGACGAGCAAGTCGTACAAGGTAAATGTTTAATAAATTCGCTTTCATCATTATTCATCAAAACCCGCTTTCCGTCCTGCGTTAAGTCGGTCTTTTTCTGTCTTTTCTAATTGTTCTTTTAATTTGTTGTTTTCATTTCTTAAAACACCATTTAATTTTTGTTGTGCATCGCTAACTGTTTGGTTATCTTTAACACGACCATACAAAGCTTTTATTTGTTCATCTTTTTCTCGAACAATCTTGTTCCATTCTTCATTACTTTTGCCAACTATCATTGTCCCTCCCAAATAGTTTATTTATTTATTATCCAATCTTGCGGAATTAATTTGTCAGAGTATTTAAAACCATACTTAACGCACCAATCTCCATAACTTGTTTTGCTACCTTTGTAGATACGGTTCCTTGAGTTACCAAAGACAAATCTAATATCTAAATTAGGTTGTTGTTCCTTTACGAGTAAATGTTTTTTTCTATCTTCTCTTTTAAAGAAACCTTTAATTTCGATAAGCACTCCATTATCTAATTCAATATCTGGTGTGTACTTATGTTTTGTAGAAGGCTTGAAGTAATCAACAACCCGTTCTTCATACTTAAAAGAAATTTTACGATCTTTTAGATTATTAATAACGGTTTCTTCAAGCCCACTACGGTATTTAGAAGTCCGTTTCTTGTGAAACGGGTACTTCTTTTTTCCCACTCGGTACATTGGAAACTTTCTCTACGCCAAAGCCATAATCGGAATTGTCTTCTTTAATTTCTGATTTAGTCTCAGACTTAGTTGATACAATTTCAATTAGTTGAACAGCTTTTAATCTTAAACCAACACCTACACCTTGTAGATTGTTAGCCCAAGAAAAAGCTTGAAAGGCGATCTTCATTTTACTTCCCGTATAAACAGGTTGCGTTTCAGCAATTGTTTTATCTGGATTGTAAATCTTTGGTCTTTGCTCAAAGTCAGTTCCGTCTTTCATTGTTACTTTTGGCTTGAGTTTAAACTTAAACTCTACTCCACCCGTTTT